TGCTTGATATTGATGAGCATTTTGCGGAAAAGTACAATCAAACTAAATTAATTATCGAATCAAAATTGCAGGTTATTTAGTATCTTTGTTAAAATGATGGGGGAATCATCATTTATTAATAACTTATTTGAGCCTTGATGGGTGCGGAAATCCCCTTCCAATCCCATTCAAGGTTTTTTATTTTATGGCAAAAGACCCTGCGGTGCTATTATACACATCTGATTTTTTAAGCGGAACGATGACAATGACAAATGAAGAAGTTGGTATGTACATACGGCTGCTTTGTTTGCAACATCAAAAAGGTAAACTTTCTGATAAGGATATGTTGAGCATATGCAAAGCATACGTTCAGGATGTGTACGAAAAGTTTGATAAAGTTGATGGTTTTTATATCAACAAAAGGATGTATGAAGAAGCTGAAAAACGATCTAAATACACAGAATCAAGAAGAAACAATGCTAAAACAAAGCATATGCAAAAGCATATGGTTAAGCATATGGAAAATGAAAATGAAAATATAAATGAAGTTAAAATTATAAATAAAAAGAAACCAACAATAACAGAAGTTGAAGATTACTTTTTGGAAAAAGGAAGTACAACAGAAAAGGCAAAACAGGCATTTGACTATTACGAAGCAGGGAATTGGACAGATTCAAAAGGGAAACCTGTAAAAAATTGGAAACAGAAAATGTTGTCAGTTTGGATAAATAATTCGACATTTAACAATAACTTTAATAAACCAACTAAAATGGAAATGTATGCAGACTTATTCAACAGAGTATCAGCAAATCTTAAAAGCGAAGAACAGTCCAAGAATGATGGATTCGGATTCACAGGATATATTGAAAATAATCGCTAAAGGAATGATCCTGCTTGGGGTTAAAGGCGAAAGATTGCCTTCTGAATTTGAGATGAATTACATATCAAAAATGATGAAGGTTGATTACGCAAATATGCCAATTGGTGAATTTGATTTAGCATTTGAACTATGTGCTAAAAACAAATTGGATGAGGTTGCAGAAACTTTTCAAAACTTTTCAGTCCTTTACCTAACAAGGATGCTTGGCAGCTATGCACGATATGCACGTGCCAACTATCAGCCTGAATACATACCTGAACAAAAACAAATCGAAGTTCCGCAGGTTGATGAAGATGAAATTTTACGAACTTCATTTGGTATCTACAAAAAGAATAAAGATTGGGAGCATATTTTTATGGGTTTAAAATGCTTTAAAATTATTTATAAACGTGGATTGGTATCTGATTTTGAAGGTACATTGCAAAGGACTGAAGAAGCAATTAAACAAAAGTTTAGATACGCAGATCATAAAGAAAAAAAGCAAATGAAAGAAATTCTTGAAGATGATGAACAGATGGAATTAAATTGCAGAAGAATGGCAGTTGCTGAATACTTTGATAAACATGATAAACTTTAACATTGAAGTACCTGATTTGATTATTGAATACTGCCGAAGGCAGGTTCAGCTTTACAATTTTGGGAAAAGGAGTTCGGCAAACGGAACAAAAGAACAACAGTTAACAGGGTTAATTGGCGAATCAATAGTCAGGACATTATTTGAAAAAAGCCTTCCTGATGGATCGAAAGGATTTGATGGTGGTTATGACTTGGTGATTTATGGGAAAAGATTTGATGTCAAAACAATGGGCAGAAAGACTGATTTCAAAAGTTACTATGTCAATAATTTTATATCAAGTCAGGCAGAATACGAGTGTGATGCTTATATCTTTTGCTCATTGAACATTATAAACGGAATCCTGACTGTAATCGGGTGGATCAGTAAAGAAGAATTTGCGAGGTTCAGAAAGTTTTATCCGAAAGGAACTTTAAGGGTACGATCAGATGGAAGTATGTTTGAAACATTCGCAGATATGTATGAAATTGATTCATACGATCTGATGCGGTCAAGTAATTTAAACGAACTAAAAAAATCAATTTTTGAATATTACAAAAATAAAAAGTAAATTTACTGTATGTAAGTCCTGCAAAAAAGGATTTACAGTATCATTTATCAGTAAATTTAAAATAAACTGTCCTTATTGTGGGATTGTCAACGAAGGAATGGTCAGCATCAGACCTGACAAAATGGGCGAAGGCAGAAGCCGAAAGATTAGGCATGAGGGTAAATCGTGTCAACAATATTCCTGTCCGTAAAAGAAAGGGAACGATTGAAAAGGGTTGGGCAGATTTGCAGGGTTACAGTCAATTAGGAACTTACGTTGCAATTGAAGTTAAAAAGATAGGTGATAGATTAAGCAAAGAACAGACTGAACGATTAAACGATATTTATGATTGCGGTGGTATGCCATTTATTTGTACACAGATGGGTAAAATTCCAATACTTCAAAGATGGACAAAAACGGAATCATAACCGAACTGTGGCAATCGCAAGATTTGAATGATGCTTTAAAGAAAATGAAACCTGTTGAAATACAGGAAGATTTAAAAAGTGAACTGTTCCTGATTATCTGTGAAATTGAAGAAAGTAAACTTATTGATTTATATGACAAAAAGCAGCTTAAATTTTATATTGTAAGAATCATGCTGAATTTGGTGCAGTCATCTAAAAATAAGTTTTTCAAGAACTACCGAAACTTCGAAGAATATAACGAAACAGAAAAGCCTGATGAAACAGAACAACCGATTGAAGTCATGGAGTTTATCGAAGGGTTGTATTGGTATCAAAAGGAAATATTAAAACTGTACACATTTGATTTTAACAAGAACGCAAAAGAATTAAGCAGACAAACAGGAATACCATACATGAGTTTGATCCGCACATTAAACCAAACTAAAAAAGAACTAAAGAAAAAAATCAGGCAATGACACCACAACACAAAGCGAATGAATTGCTTTTAAAGTTTTTTCAAGGCAACAATAAAGTTAAATTGAGTTCAAGCAGAGATTATCAACAGGCTAAATGGTATGCCACAATCGCAGCAGATCAAATCATGTTAGCATTTAAGGAAAGCGGTTTAAAATGGGATGAGCAATTTTGGAAAGAAGTCAGATACCAAATAACAAAATTATGAAACAAGAGCATAAAGATTTTTTAGAAGAACATATCGGCAATTGGCATACAGTTGAAAATGGATATGTCAGGAATATTGACATTCACATACTTAATATGTATCAGCATATTTACAGGGAATATCTTGATGCACAATTCGTATTAACTGCATGGTGCAGCAGTTGTGTTATGGATATGATATACAGGTTGTATAAACATTATTTCAATTTACCACAAGAAGAAGTTCAGCAGCTAACACATCAAATCACAATTAAAAAGAGGGGCAGACCTAAAAAATGAACATACTTGCAATCACATCACCACAATCAGGTGTTGGCTATCACAGAATCATTATGCCAATAGTCCACATGAAAAAGGATTATGCAATGATCACAGACACACTTGCACCTGAAACATTTGAAAAGAAGTATGACATATTTCTGATGAATAGGTTTTTGGTTGGGGTATCACTTCAAAACATTAAAGATTGGAGAAAACAACATGGATTTAAATTAGTGGTTGACAATGATGATTATTGGCATCTTGATCCAAGCCATATACTTTATGACAGATACTTAAAACAAGGGATAACAGAAAAGATTATTGAATACATACGTGAAGCAGATCTGAACACTTGCACACATGAAAGATTAGCTGAAGAAATATACAAGTACAACAAGAACGTGGAGGTGTTACCCAATGCCTTACCTTATGGAGAAGAACAATTTTTAGATAATAAAGTCGAATCAGAAAAGGTCAGGTTGTTTTGGGCAGGTAGCGGAACGCACGTTCCTGACATGAAGATACTTGAAAACCCAATGAAACGAATTGGGCAACTTCCTGTACAAACAGTCATTGCAGGTTACAATGATGGTGAAGGACACATTTGGAATCTGATGTGCCATTGGTTTACAAATGGTTTAAAGACTGATTACAAGATTTACAGATATACAGATACGACAAGATACATGGCAGCTTATGCGGATTCAGATATCAGTTTGATTCCATTGGTTGATTCAAAGTTTAATGCAATGAAATCAAATCTGAAGGTTTTGGAAACTGCTGCAAAAAAGAATCCTGCGATTGTTTCGAATGTTAATCCTTATTTAAACTTACCTATACATTATGTAAAAAAACAATCAGATTGGTACAAGCACGTGAAGGATTTAGTTAACGATCCGCAAATGCGAATTGAGTCAGGTCAGAAGCTATTTGAATACTGTCAAACACATTACAACTTTAAAGAGATAAATAACAAAAGATTTGACATTTATAATAAACTGATTCAATGCCAGTCATCAAATGCAGTAACGGAAAATACAGAA